ATTTAGGGGTGGGTGTTGGTGGAGGCGTAACCGGCAAGGGTGCAACTATCCGCATCATGGATGACTTAATCAAGGATGCTGAAACCGCACTATCTGACAATGCTCTGTCAAAAATATGGGTTTGGTTATCGGGTACCTTTTCGAGCCGTAACGCGGCTTTAGGTGGCGATGTAAAGGAAATCTTTTGCGCTACCATCTGGGGCGAACAAGATCCTCAAATGATTCTCGAAACGACAGAGCCCGGTGAATGGTTTATCCTGGCAATGCCCATCTACGATCCTGAAACTGATCAGATGCTTTGTCCTGATATGATGAACAAGGACCAGTATTTGAAGCTGAAGCGAAGGATGGAAGTCGATAGCCGTACAAAGATGATCTTTCAGGCTAACTATCATTGTGTCGCTTTGGCTGATGACGAAACAAAGGTATTCCCGGCAAGCAGTCTGAAAAGGTATTCAGAGTTTCCTGCTGATATGGAATACTTCACGATTGGATTTGCAGACACAGCTGATGAAGGAACGGACAACTTCTCTATGCCTATTGCCCGGGCATACGGGAATCGTGTCTATGTATTCGATGCGATATTCGATCAGTTTAACCTAACTGTTCAGGAAGGACAGGTCCAGAGTAAGGTCAAAGAATGTAATATCAACAACCTGGTAATTGAAACAAACTCATTTGGGGCATATTTCAGCCGAAGAATTAGAGAATTGATACCAGAGATTGAAGTATTCGGACAATTCGCCAAGACCAACAAGATGGGTCGAATTCTGGCTAATGCCGGATTAGTTAAGTTGTTCTTTTATTTTCCAGAGAATCCAAACCCAACACTTCAGCGGTTTATTAACCAGGTCACAAAGCTTATGAAGACAAGCACGAAGGAAGATGATGCACCGGATAGTATTTGCGGATTAGCTGCCTACCTCGAGAAGTATAACGGATTATTTAAGATCGATGTAACGGAAAATTGACAATTACTCACCGATAAAACAAAACAAAAATATCAAAACAGGTTAATTTTTAATTAAAATCAATCAAATTATGAAATCAAACAGAAAAGTCAACATGATCGAAGGAGACGGCTTCCCGATCAGAACCATTTCAAGCAATCGAAATGATCTTTGCCAGTGTGGATCAGAAAAAAAGCAAAAGAATTGTTGTGGAACAAAACTGGAAACGAACTACACGAATCCGGACGCAAAGAAAAAGAGACAGAACTACACGATTAACAGGGCTAAAAGCCTGATCATTGGCCGCTGGTACACGATCCGGAGAATGAAATATGAATTAGGTATGTTCATCGTTAAGCTCAAAAAATACTTAAGTAAATAAGCATGCATTTCTGTGGTCACTCTCTCCCAGCCTTGATTTCGTCAGGGCTTTTTTATTTTCAAGAAAAAACTATTCAGGTTTTATATTTTACAAAGTAGAATAAAACCTTTTAAGAATGTTTGATCAGACATTTCGATCTATTTCTCAATTCTTCGGTGGCAAACAATCCGGAATAAACAGAAGCGCAATAAACGCTTTCAATTATCAATATCTCGTTGATAAGCCAGCCTGGTTATCCCTTTCAAATTCTCACGAATACCGGAAGGCAGTAGCTGAAAACCCTGTCCTTAATGGCTGTATATCCATCCTTGCCAACGCTTCAGCAAACGGAAAGAAGTACATCGTTGACCTGAATGGAAAACTCATTCCGTGGAACTCAGGCAAAACTGGTATCAAGCAAGCGAGAAAGTTATTTATTGAACGTCCAAACCCTTTGCAATCGGTTAAGGAGTTTGATTATGAACGTAAGTACATGTTCTTCACTTATGGAAACAATTACGTTTACCTGAACAATCCTCTCGAAACTTACGATACCGATATCCTGACGGTTCAGACCATGATCAATCTTCCATCGGAATGGGTAACGGTCCATCAAACTGGAATGCTGTACGATCAGATCGATATCAAGGGAATCATTGAGAAGTATTCGATGACAAACTACAACCCTGCAAAGGAATTCGATTCAAAAAATATAATTCATTTCAACGATATCAATGTTTCTGAAATCGGCAATTCGATCATTGGTTCATCAAGACTTGAGAATCTTAAATGGCCTATTCAGAATACCCAGCTTGCATTTGAAGCAATGAACGTCATCCTGAAATCAAGAGGGATGCAGGGAATCATTTCAGCCAACAACAAAGATGCTCAGGGAACACAGATAGCTCTGTCAAAGGATGCTAAAAAAGAGATTGATGAGACTTTCAAGTCAGACTATGGACTTCGTAAAGATCAGAATCAATACCTGATCAGCTATTCGGATATCAACTACATCAAAACGATCATGAATAGTGAGGAGCTGGGGATCTATAAAGAGTTTTCCAACAATGCGATGATTATTTCCAACGGGTTTAACATCCCTCCTGAACTATACAAAACCTATATGGAAGGCGCCACTTATGAGAACCAGTCTCAGGCAGTCCGCAGATTGTATCAGGATACCGTAATTCCAATGGTTGAGAATGATGATCTGTATTACACTGAGCGGTTTAATATGCGAAAATATGGCTTTGAACTTAAGACTGATTGGTCACATATTCCGGCCCTTCAGGAAGCATTCAAGGAAAAGGCCACCGCTCTGTTCATGGTCAGCCGTGCCTATGATCTGGCATACAAGGCCAATGTAGTGACAAAGAATGACTACCTGAAATCACTGGATCAGGAACCAATTCCGGACGGTGATAAATACTGCTTTGAATATCCTGAGAATCAGGTTCCGGTTAAAACAGAACCTCAGGCCGCTATAACAGAACCTGCAAACACTCCGGCGCTATGAAAAAGAAACTGACAAAGGAAGAAATCAAGCAAATGAAAGCTTTCAAAAAGCTGAATATCGATAGCAAAGAACTCAAAAAGCAAAAGAAATGAACGCTAAATTGATCACAAAGGATTTTAGTTCAACGGTTGAAGATGTGACTGAAGAAGGGATTGTTTCCATCTATGTGAACAAGTTCGGTAATGTTGATTCAGCTGGCGAAATTTCAGATCCAAAGAGTTTCAACAAAACCATTGCCGATGGGATTACCAGGATTAAACACCTGAAAGATCACGATCAGCATAAGCTGCTTGGTCTGCCTTTGGAGATCACTCCTGATTCATTTGGCTTGCTTGTAAAGTCTGCCATGAACTTAAAAAAGGATTTGGCCCGTGACGTGTTCGAAGATTATAAATTCTTTGCCGGTTACAATCGGACATTAGAGCATTCAATCGGTACGGTTGTGATTAAGAGCGTTCCTGAAGGAAAGTTCACAAGGATCCTTGAATATGCTCTTTTCGAATATTCAACACTTTCATTCCTTGGCGCCAATCCTGAAACTCCTCTGGTAAGTTTTAAAAACGACACAGCATTCCAGAAGTTACAGCTTCTAAATCAGATGCTCAAAGGAAACTATACGGATGAGCGTTTCAAAACCATTGAAAACAGTATCAATTTAATAAAGAAAAGTATGGAAGATCAATGTATTGTCGAATGTCCTTGCTGTGGCTTGGTATTCGATTATTGTAGTATTGAAGAAAGAACCGTTGAAAGCATGGTTAATGAGGCTGTGGTAAACTATACCCGTTGGACTATTGAAGATACCATCCAATCAGAAATGGCTAAACTAAGGCCAGATATTCAGGCCCAGGTCATGGAGATCATCCAGTCAACAAAAAGCCTTGATTTGGCAGGACTTTACAATCATGTCCGTTGTCCAAAATGCTATTCCATTGTAACAAATAAATCACTCGTCAATAAGGAGCCGGTACTCACTACCACTCAATGCAACGAGCCGATGAACACGAAGAAAATAAATTTTGAATCATTAAAAAACAACTTTAAAATTAATTAATCATGGACGAAGAAAAAGCATTACTTGAAAAAGTAAACGCAGAAGCTACTGCAGCTGTGACCAAGTTTACAGAACAGTACAAGGAAATTGCCACGAAAGCGGCTGAAGGTAAAATGAGCAAAAAGGAAGTGGATGCTGAACTTTTAGCTCTCGAAACCAAATCCCAGAAGTTCACCAATGATCAGTTCGCTCAATTGAACGAAAAAATGTCACAGGTTGAACAGGAACTTATCTCGGCTCGCGCTGAATTGAAGGCCGCTAAAGAACTGCCAAAACAAAACCTGAACAAGAAATCAGGATTTGGTACTATCCTTCGTGAATCACTTGAAAAAGATGGTTTGATCGAAGAAGTTGTAATTGATCCGATCACCAACAAAAAAGCGGTTACAATCAAGAATTGGAGTCGTAACGACCTGAAGATTCAGACCAAAGCCGCAATTGATATGACCAGTGCATTGACGTTGCTTCCGGGAGCTACTCCAGGTACTGCAATTGGTTATTTGACTGATTACAGCAAAATGCAGGACGTTCAGATCAATCTGAATAAAGATCAGCATGTAAATACCATATTCCCAACCGATCCTATCACAGGCGAGTTCATGGGCGTATTGGTTGAGTATACCTATGTTGACGGTGCGGCCGTAACTGCACAGGGTAGTGCTCCTGCTAAATCTTCTTTGTTGTTCAAAACAGTAGAATTTAAAGTGCTTGATTATTCGGCTTTAATCCGTGTTCATAAAAATATGCTGAAAGACGTTCCACGTTTGGAAAGCAAACTGAATAGAATCGTTCCTGATTCAGTTCTTGGAGCTTTGGATAGTGCTGTATTCTCTGCCACTGGCGACAACTCCGCAACTGCATGGGGTATGTTTTACGCAGGTAACTACACTGCTTTTGATGCTACCGGATTAGGTAAGGTCGATGATCCTAACTTGATTAATCTGATTGGTAAAATGGTTTTACAGGCTGAACTTGCAAATCAGGATGTGAACACCGTCATCCTTCACCCTTCGCTATTGAATGGTATCCGTCAACAGAAAGACGAATTAGGTAACTCTGTTCAGGATCGTAACATTGTTTTCAATAGCAACGGTCAGGTAGTTTCCATTTGGGGATTGAACGTGAAATTGAACAAAAAACAGACTGTTGACCGTGTAGTAGTTATGTGGGATCAGGCTGTTGAAATCGGAATCTTAGAAGATATCTCTTTTGAAATCGGTACCGACGCTGATGACTTCTCTAAAGGTTTCCGGACTATCATCTTCAGTATGCGTGCTGCTTTTGGAGTTGGTAAACCGGGCGCAATCTTCCTGTCTGCAAATCCTGATTCCGATATTGCATCTATCGCAACTTCGGTATAGTATTAATTTATTGAGGTAGTTCAAATCGGGCTACCTCAATATTTCAAGTAAAATAATTCTAAAAAGTAAAAATATGAAAAGGTTAATTTTCTTTATGGTTTTCGGGATGCTGGCCATGTTTGCCAATGCCCAACTTGCAACGATTAACGTAGAGCCTGGAAAGACTACTGCAGTCGTGAATTCTACTTATGTGCTTACAAACACAACCGCCGGATACATGGTATACAACGCCGCTCAGGTGTGGACTACTACTCAGGATTTTACTGTCACATTTCATAAAGCTTCCGGAACTCCTACGCGGGTGAATGTGGTTTTATACGGACAAAAAACACCTGATACTCCATGGGTAAGCATTGTTACCGGATTTTGGAAGGTTACATCTGCCGATACTGTTATGACTCTATCGAATACGACTGCGAACAGGTATGTAAACTATAAAGTTTTGTTTACGCCTTCCGGCACCGGGGTGAGTAATATCACAAAGCAATATCTTAAACTCTATTTCCAATAGTCAATGGAAAGCGTATCAAAAAAATCAGGCAAAGTATTCACCGGAAAGTTGGCAGTTCTCATGCATCGCATAGGTGCTGCTAATTTATCCGATGAGTCCGAACCTCCAAAGAAGGCGACTCCTGTAAAGGTTGTTACACCAGCTAAGAAGGTAGTTCCAAAGAAGGCCGCAAAATCGAAAGTTAAAAAGTAGATCATGTTTGTAGACAGTACATATTTTGTAGGAGAAATAAATATCCCAAATCTGACAGGCCCGAATTCAAATGCAGGAAATTTGAGCCAGGCAATCAATCAATATGAAGAAGAAATACTAATCGACCTTTTAGGGTACAAGCTATATTCTCTTCTGTTGGCTGATATGAGTGTGGGCAATCAACCGCAAAGCCAGATTTACATTGACCTGGTTAACGGGGCTGAGTTCAATCATTCATACATGGGTATTGAAACTACTCTGAAATGGAAAGGCTTGAAGAATGATTCATTACAATCACTTATAGCCTACTATGTTTTCTACAAATATGTAGAGCGTGACATTACCCATCTATCCGGAGCCGGTGTTATCCTGGCTAAAGGTGAAAAAGGTAGCCGCTCATCCTCTGTCAATAAAATGATCAACGCATGGGAACGGATGCGAAAATTGTACGGTATCATTACACCATCTTACAAATGCTATTTCAGCGATGCGATGATGGGATCCAGTCTTCCGATGAGTTTTAACAACGATCCTTCAGCCTATAACTTTCTGTTTGCTAACAAAGCCAACTATCCGGACTGGGTTTTCAAGCCACAATGGAACATTAACGCCTTCGGAATATGAGTGTAGATTTCAGGATATTCCCCGATGTGATGAAAGATATGGTTGACAAAGTGGTTGCCGATCCTGATGTGACAAGTGCACTGGGTCCTTATCTTGAAGGAGTCGGTGGTATTTTCCCGGCTTTCGAATACGGAACATACCTTGAATTACTTCAGACCTGTATCCGGAAAGATAATAATCAAGAGGCTAAATATCCTTTAATCTGGCTGGTGTGGGATGCTGCAGAGAATCAACAGAAGTGGATTGAACCGTACATGTACACGTTGACAGCCAAAGTATTTATCTGTGACAGGACGAACATTGACAGCACAACGAGCCAACGCTACGCCGAAACATTGAAGCCGATTCTTTATCCGATTTTCTTCGCACTCATCGAGGCCCTTGGCAATCATCCATGCGTTGAACTGAACGACGAATTTATCTACCCGGCCAACGATCATCCATTTTGGTTAAACAATCCGGACGGATCCTATGATACGCTTTCAGCGATTGAAATAAGTTTACAAAACATGTTAATTTATAAAAATTAGAAATATGAGAACATTCAAATTTGCAGGGAATGGGGCTAATAAAGTCTTCTTGACTGACGTTAAAGGCGTTATTGTCACGGCGAAAAATACAACCCAAACCGTTGCTTTAGCCAAAACACTGGCAGGATGGGGAACACTCATCAATCCAGCTACTACTGCAGGAGTTCTTGGAACTTACATTGACTTCGAAAGAGGCATGGAGCCCAAGAGTGCAGCACCTGAAATGACCACTTCAAACACAGGGTTTGAGGAAAAAACCAAAGATTTTCCGCCTAAATTCGTAGGTCATGCCTACATTTCATGGGCTGATTACCTGACCTGGTTTGCCGCTGATACCAAGGAATTTGACTTTGTACTGGTTCTGAATAATGGCGACCTGATGACAGCCGTCACCACTGCCGGATTACAAAAAGGTTTCTGTGGTCGTATGTTCATTACTTACGATCTTCCAAAACCGGGCGGAGCTGAAAAACAAAAGGCTTGTCCGTTCGATATCATTTTTGATGATGTGGAAGAATGGAAGAATTACCAGATCATCAAGACTGGATTCACTCGCAAAGAATTGTCAGCTCTTGCACCTGTGGGAATCAATATCGAAGTTCTGACAGCTTATTCCGCTGCAACTGGTATCGTAGTTCTGAAAGCAACTAAACGGGCAACCGGCGAAGCTTACACAGGCTTTACAACCTTTGTACAATGGGAAGTTGTTTCTCTTACGGCTGATACCGGAGGTGCAGCAACAGCAATCGACGTGACTCAGGCCGCTCTGGGTATCTATTCGGTTACCTTCCTGAACAGTGCTGCAAAACTGACTGATGATTTCGAGATTCAGGCCGTGACTGTTGCAGCTACTCACATCACTTACCTGTCCAATGTCCTTAACGTTCCGATCTAATGAAATTCGGCAACGTGGATATAAATCCTGACGGGTGGAAAAAGTGGAGCTGGAAAGACTTTCTGGAATTCTACGATCAGTCCCTGAAGGGTAAAGTAACCGAAACGCCCGAAGAGATTGCAAAAGTTTTGGGTGTTAAAGTTCCGGAGAAGAAAAAGGCTGAAAAAGCCGAATAAACATAGGGGGCAGTTTGAAAAGATTGTCCCCTTAATTTTGAAAACAGATGCTGGAATCAATCATCGAAATGGCCAAGAAATCAGCGCAATATGTTGCCAATCTGAATGAGCATATTGTCAAAGTGATTGAAGATAATCAGGGTAAGACTGTTGATTTCAACCGGATGCAGATGATATCAAACAAAGATGCTGATGGAAAGCCGCTCATTCATTCCCGGACTGGTTCACCATATTTGAGTAAAGCGTATGCTAGGCGAATGCACAAAAGCAAACCTGATTTATTTGTGAATGGTCAATTTCAGGATGGTATGTTTCTAACAATGCCTTCCGAAAAAGAATACTTCATCAGTTCAAAAGATTACAAAACTCAGTTTCTGGCTAAGAATTACGGTAATATTTTCGGTATAGCGCCAAATAATCAGCCTAAAATCAAGCCTATCAATACCAAGTTAGTGATTGACGACTACAAAACAGCCGTATTCAAATGATCAAAAAGATTTATGATATCACATTGAAAGATGTCATCCTGCTGGATGCTACCAAATCAGCCAATCACCTGAAGTCATTCCGGTTTATTCCGATTTGGTTTTGTCGTAAACAGCTGGAGAAGCTGGCAAAGGAAATCTTTGATCTGATTGGAAGCGAAAGCGAGGTTGATAAGTTACAGGATGATTTCGATAAATTGATATCATACCGTGGGCTTCAAATATTGGAGGCTCTTTACAAGCTGGTCGTTATCGAAATGAGGCTAAAGGCGAAGGTTGGATCATGGCGGATCTTGGCCGGAAAAGAATACAAGGAATCTGAACAGCTCAAAGAAATACTGGCAGATGTATTGAAATATACGGGAATTGAAATTCAGCAACCGGAAGACCTTAAAAAACTGAATGATTACATCGAATACCGGATTGATAAGCATAAAGAAATGTATCCGAAAAAAGAATCGGACGAAGAAGACAGGGAACCGGTCAGCCTTTCCCGGATCGTTTATTCTGTATTCAATTTCATGAGTGAATCTTACAATGAAAATATGAGGCTGATAACCTTCATTGAAATGAAAACTATCGCTGAAGAAAGAATCCGAAAATCTAAAACCAACGAAGATGGCCAATTCGAATGATATAATTGATCTTGAGAAAACAACCAAAGCCATAGTTGGCATGGATGCATCATTGATAGGTCTATCCAAGACGTATTTGACGCTGGTTAAAAACATGGGCGATGTAACCGAAAAGGCAAAGGAGCATACTCTTACGGTTGACTCTTTAACCAAGGCGCAAAAAGATGCTGCTGAAGCTCAAAAACAGCTTGATTCGGCCAATAAAGCCCTTGCACAATCAGAGGCAAAGCTCAATAGTTTCGATGCCGTGATGTATGAGCAAATCCTGAAGAATAACAAAGCCCTTGCCGATAAGAAAAAAGAAATAGCCGATAATGTTAAAGCTGAAGGATTGGCTGAAACTTCGTTAGTAAGGATGAGACAAAAACTTTCTGAACTTACCGCCGCTTACGATAAATCAGGAACCCGAACAAAGGCCGCGGCTGAAGAGATCAACAAACTGAGCCGGGAAATCGGAGTTGCTGAAGCTGCTACAAACAGGCATCAAAGAGGAGTGGGAGGATATCTTGATCAATTGGGTAAAATGCCCGGACCTTTGGGAGCCGCTGTAAGTGGATTGAAAGCCGTTGGTGTTCAATTGTGGGAACTGGTTGCAAATCCTATTGGCGCAATCATCGCAGCAATCGTACTTGCATTTGTGGCACTTTACGAAGTATTCACCTCAACGGCTGCCGGTGGAAAGTTTATCAAAGAAGTCATGGCCAGTATGGGTGCAATATTCGATGTGGTGAAACAGCGTGCAGTCGTTTTGATTGATGCTTTCAAGGCTCTGTTTTCCGGCGATTTCTCCAAGGCTGCTGATTTATTCTCACAGTCAGTCTCCGGTATGGGAGATCAGATGAAAAAAGCCGCAACAGAAGCATGGGATTTGGTTGATGCGCAATCACAGTTGAACAAAGAATTAGCCTACCATATTTCTGAAGAAGCAGAAGAGACCAATCAGATTCAAAAAAATCTATTCTACGCAAAGGATAAAACGAAAACCGAGGCTGAAAGGATTGGGTACCTGAAAGAAGCCCAGCGATTAAGCATGGAACAATCT